ATCACAAGCGTTAAAGGTGCGGATGGTGCTAATGTTGCTACATTATCTGCTACGCTTGGCGCAATGGGGCTTGCACTTGCAGCGTTTGGTATAGGTCAAGGTGTTACAGGTGTAGCAGGTGCTATCACTAAGTTTAGTGGACAAGATAATTGGGCATCAACAATCAAAGATAATGTTAAAACGTTATTGGAGATTCCAGACTTACCAAATGCTACACTTGGCAACATTGCGTCTTTCCCATTAACTATGGGTTCACTAGGATTAGGTCTAACTGCGTTTGCTATAGGTCAAGCGATATCTGGACTTGGAGCAGTTCCTACTAATATCTCAGATGCATTGAAGCAGTTTACTGGTGGAGAAGACTGGGCAACAAAGATTAAAAATAATGTTGAAACGTTACTAGGTATTCCTGATCTTAAAAACGCAACACTTGGTAATCTCCTATCATTCCCACTTATTATGGGATCACTTGCTGTTGGTTTATCTGTATTCGCAGTAGGACAAGCAGTATCTGGAATTGCTACAATACCTAATAATGTTCAGGACTCTCTAAAACAGTTTACTGGTGGAGAAGACTGGGCAACAAAGATTAAGAGTAATGTTCAAACATTGCTAGAAATACCAGACCTAAAGAATGCGACTTTAGGCAATCTTGTTTCTTTCCCACTCATCATGGGATCACTTGCTGTTGGTTTGGCAGCATTCGCTCTTGGTAAAGGTGTTGAAGGTCTGACTGAAGTAGGTCAGGAGGGTTTGACTTACTTTACAAGTCAAGAAGGGTTTGCGACACGTGTTAAGAACGAAGTTAAAACTCTATTAGAAATTCCTGCTTTACCTGGTGTCGCTGGAGATACTGCTGGCTTCATTGCTGTTATGGGTGGCATTGCAACTGGTCTGGCTGCATTTGCTCTTGGTAAAGGTGTAGAGGGAGTGACTACTGGATTCCAGGGAGCGTTATCAAGTTTTACTGGAACTGAGCCATTTGCAGAAAGAATTAAGACCGAAGTTTCAACTCTTCTGAGTATTCCATCATTAATGAGTGAAGGAGATACTGAACGATTCGCAACTGTAATGGGTTCAATTGGAGGAACACTTGCGACATTTGGTGCAGGTGAATTTATTGGCACACTAGCAAATGCTGGTGCATCTATTGTTGGATTCTTCACTGGTGCAGAAAGTCCTTTTGAGCAAATTCGTCAAATAGCAAGAGATGCAGACCAATTAGAGAAGGGTGCGAATGCAGTTGACAGACTTCAGGCTGCACTTGATAGAATGGGTGGTCTACAGTTTGATGGATCCAATCTAAATCTAAGAGACTTTGCAGAAGACTTACTTGAGTCTATTCCTGTTATCGAAAAGGCTATCATGGGTGGAGTCATTGACAATTGGGGTCCATTCAACACTAGATTCCTAGGTCTAGCATCTCCAGATGTTGACTATGAAAGTGCAGTAAGAAACATCACTAGTCTGAGAGCATCTCTAGGATTTGATGTCGGTAATGCGACTACTGGTTCAGCAGGAGGTGGAAACACAACAGTTGGTGGAACTGCGGTATCAGCACCAGTCACAAACAGTTACAATACTACTACGAATAACAACTATTATAACTCTTCTACATCCACATCAAGTCTCGACCCATCAGATCCAAGATTTTCTGGAGCAAGATAAAAAAAGGGAGCCACGAAGGCTCCCTTTTCACTCATGAAACGAAGTTTAGTCGTCAGCCAGACTCTTAAAGAAGTCTAGGTCATCGTCATCATCACTTGTGGATGATGAGAACGATGCTTCATCATAAGTTGGAGATGGAGCCTCACTCTGAGCAGGAGCAGGACGCTCCTTAAACTTAGGAGTGAAGTCCATCTCCGTATCGTCATCCTCAGCAGTCGTGGTGGGTGCGTGTTGACTGCCATCAAGAGCGAGAACCTTATACAGTTTTGCTTTCAGTTCGCTGTAAGACTTGAAGTTTTTAGGATCAACGATTTCTTGTAGAGAATGCTGGCTCTGCCATACTTTCTCTAGTTCTGCGTCATCATCTAGCAATGCACTAGGTGCATCAAAAGACGAAGGTTCGTATGTGCGATATCCACCATCGCCATTACGTGCTTTCAGTTTGAAGTTCGCACCTTCCCAGAAATCGAATGGGTTAAGTGGAGTTTCATCTTCAAACTCAGGGTTCATTGCGGCATTCAGTTTGTCAAAGATTTTCTTACCAAACTTATACTTGAAGACTTTGCCTTCGTTCTGAGGATTAGCAGGATCTTTTACAACGTAGATGTTTGCGTGGTAAGACAAGCGGCGCTTCTGCTTACGTGCAATTTCTTTGTTGGCATCTACACCAGAATTCCACAACTGTGAGTTATACTCAGAAACTGGATCGTCTTGACCGATAGTGGTCAGAGAGTTCTCAATATACCAACCACCTGGTCCTTGGAAGCCGTGATCGAAGACACGAACAAAAGGAAGGTCTTCACCTTGTGGTGCTGGCAAGAAGCGAATGATAGCATAGCCGTTGCCTGCTTTATCTACTTCTAGTTTCCAGTAGTCCTCATTATTGTTATTGGAGGTGCTGTTGTCAAGTTTTTGCAACTGTTGATTCAGTTTGTCGAAACTTGAGGAACGAGATTGCTTAAGAGCGGAAAAAGATGAGGTCATAGTATTCTCCTTGTATGACGTTGTATTACGATTTGTAAGTTTGTATTTTACGATATATTTTGGTATTTGTCAAGTAATATTTTCCTTAATTTCGCTTTATCATACTCTAGGAAGGGTTGATACTTCCTGACTAATGTATTTATATCAGGGAACACGATAGTGTCAGAAATATTTTTCTCCCAATACTTCAGGCACCCAGATATATCACATAGTATCACTAGCGTTTCAAGGCTAATACGTTTCATCATATAAAGTTTTAGCAGTTTCGGATGTTGACCATTTTCAACATAAAAGTTCATGTTGTAGTCTTCATCGTCAAGTTCATTTATATCAGATTTAAACTGATATGTCAATGACTGCTTTCGCTTAAGCCACTCATTATAAATGGCTTCTGCTTTATCATCTAGCAAATCACCTGCCCACGCATTTGGGTTTGCAAGCATATTTGCTAGAATGATTTCTTTAGCGTCCTTCTTCTTTGATAGTTTATAGAAGAAGAACTTGTCTTTTCGATTCTCGAAGGACATGGCATTGGCTTTCACCTTGCCATTGTATTTGAAAAAGTCGTAGTTAGATGTGAAGTGACGCTTTAATGCAAGATAGTAAACATAGATGTTAAATGCATCATCGGTGCTATACAGGGACATCAAACTGGTAACCTCGCTGTTCTCTCCATCATATTTAGTTCTTCGGCTTCACTGTGTATCTTAGCCTTAAGCACAGGAGACCTACGAATGATTTCGCCAACTACCTCAATCTCAACTTCATTTTTTTCTGCATACTCAATTACTGCGTCAATATATGGTATACCACTATCAATGTATTCCTGTATCTCACGCATAATGAGTTCGGAGTTTAGTTCTTTCATATGTCTAATGCATTCCTGATTTCGTTCTTTTTATGATTACGACCCATTCTGTAAGCCATCAAGAACAATCTGACTTCAGAGATTTTATCTGTAATTACTTGGTCGCCTATTTTTACATAAGAGTCGCCATTACATTTAATGTGCAAATCAAACGTGTTGCCGTTTACTTCAGGAACATTACCCATTTAGCACCTGAAATCCCATAGCCCAATTTTCGGCTGCACTTTCAACGTAATGAACTGATTTGCCAGGAAATGCCTTCTCTGTTACATACTCACCGTTGTTATCGTAGACGACCATCTTATAGCCCGACTCTTCTTTAACAACTTCGGCTCTTGCTTTGAAGCCGCCTTCTTCTTTGAAATATGTTGAAATAACTGTCATGTATACTCCTTCTCACTTTACCATAAAACCTAATCTAGGTGTTTTCAAAAAGCCATCAGCATCATCGTATGACTGAATATAAGTATAACCCATTTCAGTGTAAATGTCAAGACCTTTTTCTTCATCTCCCTTCCAAACCGGAATTATTTCATCATAGTCTGGATCTGGACTGTCACGCAAATGCACTTCAATCGCATTATCACCTTTGAATTCAATGTTGATACGCTTTATCTCGCACAACTCATTAAAGATACGTGGCACAGGTGGGAAATAATCTGTGCGCTGCCATGCGCTAAATCTATACATCTCTGGACTTGTTCTCGCACCTTGAAAGCAAGAGATAGGTTTCCAGTAAGGGTTAACGTCATGTTGAAACTCAAATGTAGCAGAAAAATGATTGCCTGTCAAGACTTCACACCAAAAATAACCTGGTGGCACTTGAGAAAAATCTCCTGGTGTGAGTTGCTTTAGAGACGCTCCAACGCCCATACCAGAGAGATTGTATATTGGTCGAACGATATAGGTTCCCGATTCTTTAGGGGTGGTGCCGCATGGACCACAGTTGTAGCCTAGTCTTTCTGATAGCCATAGTTTGTTGAACCAATTATGATAATTAGGATACTTTTCCCATGCTTCGAAGTCATGTAACATTAATTTTGCTCCCTAACATTGGTAATGTTATTTAGCAAAATAAAGGGCGACCCGAAAGCCGCCCTTGAGATACCGATATCAGGTATGATTATCTTAGAAGTTGAATGATAGACCAGCGGCTGGTGTAAACTCTTCTGAGTCAATATTATACGCACCCTCTGCATATAGACCCATTCCGTTTACTTCGCCATAGTAGCCTGCACCAACGTTCTGTAGCATATCGTCTTTGTCACCATTCAAGAATGCTGTGACACCATATGCTGTTACATCTGCTTCGAAACCTAGTGCTTCTGCTTCAACTTGATATGTTGTAGTTACGCCTAGACCGAAGCCACTTAGTGCATATCCTGCGCTTGATAGAAGTGTGATTTCTTCACTGTCTAGGTTGTAGTCAACACCACCTAGAACTTGAATTCCATTTGCACCAAATGCATATGCACCTTGCACGTTTTCAACGTCAGTTACATCTTTGGTAATGTCTGTTAGACCTACCATTGCGTTGAAACCGTATGCGTTGACCATTAGACTTTCGCCATCGTCATCTAGGTTAGCAAGAGTTGAGCCACCCACTGCTTCTGTCTTGCCTTCGAATCCACCTAGCAAATCGCCTTGGTCACCGAAAGAAACTACTGCACCAGCAACAGATGTGCCGATTGAGTATGTGTCTAACTTTAGAGTATCGTTTTCGACTGTAACACCAACAGTGCCGAAACCCATTGTGCCAGTAAGAGCAATATCAACGGATGTTGACGCAACGAATTTGTCATCAGCGTTTTGAGTTAAGTCTACGCCAAGATCGGCTGTTACGTCTGCCGCTTGAACTGCACTTGCTAGTCCTAGAATGGCGGCGGTTGCAATTAGAGTATTGCGCATTTATTAAAAATCCTTTATATTGTTTCTTCCGAAATAATTAATGGACACTCTAGTCCATTAAAGTGTCCATTAAAAATGGGCCCGTTCGGTGACAAGGTGGAGCCCATACCTCGCTAAGATCAAGCCGCTAGGCGCATCTCAGGTGTATAATTGTCGTTTGCAATTATTTTAGTTTGACCGAATAACGTAGGTCAACACGGTAATCTCTTCTCAACTATTCCGTCCTGTCGATCCTATTCATCCCCATCAAAAACACACTGGTTGGACCTGATCCCAACTTCAGTCTTTCGACCTACCGAGTGTGTTGCAACTCTGCCTTTCCCCTTTCAGGCAGTGTGTTTTTGGTGGAGATGCCGGGAATCGCACCCGGGTCCAGCAACGTATTCGTCTTGCGTCAACGATTACAGGTTTATTTATAACATAGTTACTTCTTTTTGTCAAGTCTCTTTTTAGTAGACTTCTTTTTGTTGCTACTTTGCAACACTGGTGTTCGTTTCACTAAAGGCAGAACAGCGTGTTCGGCTTGACTTTGATTCCACTTAAACTGAGACTTCATATCTTTGATGATGTCTTGCGGATCATTACCAGCCTGTATCAGACCAGTAATCATCTTATCTATCTGAATCCAGTTCAATGACATTACCATTCAATAGGTTCGTTTGGCAGTTCTGGAAACAAACACTCTTCGATAAACATCTCAACATCGTCTTCATCTAGACCCAGAGACTTCATCACACGTGGTGTGTGAGGGTTCTGCTTCTGCCAGTGTGCGTAATTGTTCTGCGCTTCACAGCATAGATACGTATCAGCATTTCCAGTATACTTTGTCAATTGAAGAAGGTAATAGTCTAGCGTCTTTGCAACAGTAACCATCAATTGTTGGATTTCATGTTCTTCACGCACATTACCAGCGGCAATCATATCACCACTGAAGATTTGCTTTGCCCAATATGGCAGTTCACGTTCACGCTTCCAGTTAAGAGACTGTGCTTCTTCAGAAAACCACTTTATCATTTCATGGTCTGCATTCACGCTAGGTGAGAAATCGTGGAATGCACCAGTCATCTTGTTCTTACCTGCAATCACATCGAAGCCAAATATAGGTGCGTCTGAGTCTAAGTGTGGAAAGATACAAACGTGCATCATCCACAAACCCTTTTGTTCACGTGCGTCTACCACATCTAAGTGCGCTCGGCGATAGTCACCGCTCATCCAGACTTTATTAATCCACCCATTCTCAGGTTGATTAAACTTGTCCATACCAGGCTCATCTTCAACTTCACCAGTTCGATTGAATACCTCGATGAACATATCTTGCAATTGAATTAGATAGTCCCATACTGGACGTTCTTCTACTTCACTCATTTACTAGTTCCTCAAATAGTCTAATAGCGAATTCAAAGCAACGATTGGCTTCATCTGCCATGTCGTCATTTAAGAGACTGCGAAGTTTTTCTTTCAACTCCTCTTTCTCCTCAAAGTAATACATCATGCCAGAACCAGGAACTTTCTTTGCAATCATTGCACCACCATACATATCGCCAAAGTGACGAACATACATGTGCGCAATCAGTCCGTTGAGGTCTTGGTTCTTTTGAAGGTTCTCTACGTGTGTTACATACTGTGCAGTCACACCGCATAGATTAACTGGGTCGTATACGAATTCATAGACCCTTTCTAACTCTTGCAGGTCAGTTCGCATTCTGTCTGCACGAAACACATCCCAGTATTCTGGAGAGAGTCCACAAATACGCAAACTCTCTTCTAGCATTACATACATGTAATACTGATTCGTCAGATATTTGTAGTAAAGTTCTGGCGCAATCTTGCCGCTCATTAAGATGCTGGCAAATTGTTTGCGTTCTGCTTTTTTGTGGTTATCCCACGTCAACTGTTTCAGGTTCATATTTTCCCAACTCACTTCTAATGTCCGAACTGGACACATTAATACCACTATCATAAGCAACTACTTCATAGTCGGGTGATTGACCAGTAGATATTTCAGCCACCCTTGGGATTTGCATAATGATATACTCTTTGCCAAGTGTGTAATGATCCTTCTCTAATGCGATACGGATCAACTCGGCCACGTCTTTAAATTCATAAGGATTATCGAATCCTTGTTCAACACTTTCGCATAAAATAGTCACTTGCTCATGCGCTGAAATTGCTTCATTAAACAATGCTTGGTGACCTTCATGCCAAGGTTGAAATCGTCCAATCATAACGGCTGAAGGTTTGTTCACTTTGAAACTCATCATCGTTCCTCTATCATTATTAACCTCGGTCGTAGCGTCTTAATCTC